GCTTCTGCTCGATTCTGCTCAGCCTGAGTCGTAGACACAGCACTTTGTGCTTGTGCTGCTTGAAGGGCAAGCTGTTCTTTCGCCATTTGAAGCTGTTGCATCTCAGGATTCGGCTGAGACATCTGCTCCAGCATTGCAACGAGTTCAAACCGATTCGGCAGGCTGGAGTTCGACAGAATCCCTTTAAGGATAATCGGAAGCACCGGAGTATCCGGCCCAAGAGTCTGCAGAAGACCGATAAACGGTTGCTGCTCGTATTCCCTAGCAATAATCCCTAACGTGCCAGTCGGGATAAACTTCATATCCACAGACGGGTAGCGTTCAGGGTCGAATTGCATGTACCGATAAGCGGCTTTTTTGATAAACGGAATCAGGAAATCTTCCTGGAAGTTTACAAGAGTCCGCTTGTATTTTTTGATGATCGTCGCTACAGCAAGCGATAGATTCCCATCCCTGGAGACTTGAGAAACCATACCCTGAGAATCCAACGTACCCGTAGCTTGTAAGAGCATACGCTCAAAGTCTTTAGCGGTAGCAAGACTGTTGGGATCGGTGTTGCCAAACTTGAACGGGAAGATGATCTCTGACGGAGCGCCGTTGGTCAAAATCGCTTTACCAGGCTTGACCTCAAACTTCATCCCTCTTGGAAGCCTAGTCGCGTCCATCGCAACCATCGGGGAAGTCGTCAACGCTAAAGAATCGAGATGGCTACGGACTTGCGCGTCAATAGCCTTCTGCATGTTGTAAGCCTTCTCAATCGTCCCGCGACCTAACAGGCGATTAGGAACGGTGTCGTCCTGATAAGCAATCACCGGACGGTCTTTCATCATGTACGGCGATTCTTCGGCTTTTAATAGAATTCCATCGTTCGCAATCACAATGATGGCTTCTACTAAATCTTCGTATTCGTCCTGAATTGAGTCTTCAGGGAACAACTCTACGGTGGATTCTTCTTTCCTCAGGTATTGACGAGGGACTAAACCGTAGTAAGTTAACAGTTTTACTTTGTCATCTTGATACTGGACTAACTCTTGAGTCGGCTCCAGTCGGTCATCTTCAGGGGCGGTACCAATCTCTACCTTTTTGTACACCCCATCTTCTTGACCTTTGACGATCTTGTGGATAGAGACATACTTTTCTATCGCTACACCAAGACAGTCGTCAATCGACGTGCCATTGGGGTCAAAAAGGAAGTTTTTAGGGTTAACCGGGACGATTTTGACGCCAATCCGATCTTTTTCCACCACACCAATCGCTGCGGCTTGTTGACCAGGAATTAGTTGGGTAGCGGGTTCAAAGACTTTCTCCGTGACTACGGCGATTTCACCAATCCCCGTGCCATAGATTTCAGCCATCAACTCAATCTGGTCGATAGCTTTGCGGATTTTGTCTTGCTTGAAGTCCTCCATCAGTTGAGCTTTAAGCATCTCAACGTCCAGAGGGTTGCCGTTTACGTCTTTGATATCATCGTCAATGTCGAAGAAGTCGCCCTGGCCGAAAATGGCCTCCATAATCTCGGCATGACGGGTTTCAACGGCTTGTTGGGCAGCAGGAGTGATAATCCTGCTACGCTCGGACTCTCTCGTCCGGTCTTCCGCAGCCCATTCGCCACGGAAAATACGCTCATATTCTTCCCAAGCGTCTAAAAAGTTGGAATTTCGATAATCTCGCCAGCGATCACAGTGATTTACGACAAAAGCAACTAATTCGTTATCGTTTTCTGACGGTTGCTCGAAATTTTCCATGTTTACACACCCGCGATAATATCAATCGGTTCCCATTCGTCAGTAGATTCGTCTTCAAAATACGAAGTAATTGCTAACTGATCTACATAAGATAAGGCGTCAGGTAAATCGTCGTGGACTCCCTTTGAAGGAAACATCAATAATTGATCCACAAACTCATCAAAATCTTCGTCTTCGTTTAAGACTATCTTCCCATGCTCAAATCGACCTTGTAAAGCCCATACCACTCGGTCGGTTTTCTTCTTGTTTCCATGCGTTAAATCTTCAATGTGGCAATATACATTATATTTACGCATTAAATCACTTAAATAAGGCAAAACCGCGTTCTTCAACGACCCTCGCTCAATCCCAACCTTCAAAGGCTTGTAGTCGTTGATACACTTCAGAATGTTAAACGCAGTGTCCTTGATGTCCCAACGGCCATGCTCGATTTTCTTCACGAACCAAGATCCGTCGTCAGTCACTTTCACAACCGCAATCGCACTCTCATCCAGCTTCTTTCCAGTACCAGCAGCTTTGGCACTGTCCTCAAATCCAGCCAAGTCACAAGCAATGTAATAACTACCCACATTCGGTTCTGAACCGTACTTAATCCAGTCCTCTTTGAAGATATCCGTACCACTGTTATCAAACGAAGCCATGTACTCTTGCTTAAACGCAAAAGAACTTAAGGTCTTCTTCGCGGCAGCAATTTCTTCAGGCGCTATTAAAGGATTGTCCTTAGTAGTAAAGTGCCAAGACTTCCATTCATCATCCTCACCACTTTGGCCTAACTTAAACAACTCGTAAAACCAATTCCTGCCTTTTGGAGTACCAATAAATATCGCACGCCCTCGTTTATCACTTAAAGACGCCCTAATAACCTGCTCCCAAGCCTCAGGCTTGATATCAGCCACCTCGTCCAAAACGGCGTAGGTTAAAGACACACCCCGCAAAGTATCGGGTCTATCCGCACCTCTTACGTAAATCATCGCCCCGTTAATCAAGGTAATGTCCATATTGTTAATATGACTTCCTTGGATCACCCCCCTTCCAATATCTAATAAAACATTCCAAATAATCTGCCTGGCCTGGCCGTTAGTAGGAGCGACGTACAAAACAGCACTCCCAGGCGGACACCTTAACCCCTCAATTAATAAAGTAGTCGCAGCTAAACGCGACTTACCACACCTCCTACCAGCAGCAATAACCTTAAACCGCGTCTTGTCCTGAAAGACCTCTTTTTGCCACGGCAAAAGACTAAAGTTTAAGTCAGCCAACCTTCTCTCCTTCAATAATCTGCGGAGCGTCCAAACCAGTAATGTTAATCGTCACCGCACTCCTTACGCCTTTCTCCTTCTCAAACAAGCTCACAGGGAGTAATCTATCCATACATAGCTTAATCATCGCTCCTTGATGAGGGTGTTCATCGTTCATCGCAATCTCTAACGCCTTCTCTACGACTTCCTTCCCCCTAGAGCTAACCAGCAAATCCTTCAGCTCCTTTAACTTATCTCCCTCAGTCTTCAATAAACCAGGATTGTCAGCTACCCTCTGAAGCGTCATCTTCACAGACCCCTTCGGTCGGCCACGCTTCTTCGGTAATGAAGACCCAATCTCCGTAATAGTCTCAGTTTCCATTTCTTCTCGCTCGGGGTGAGATGGCTAAGAATACCAGATTCGCTTTTTTTGTGGGGCGGGGGTACCTGCAATTTTTCATGTAAGCGCCTACCCCCTCCCCCCCTATGTTAGTAAGCACTAACTTACACTCAGCCCAGTCCCGGCGAGAATCATTCTCACCTACCATCGACACGGCTGGTGACAATAATTGTTGTCACAAAGTGACGCAGATTGTCACATCTGACTTGGCCGCGAACACGCTCTCCCTCTGTAGACTGCGTCCGAATGCGCTGGCACGATCCATGCATGTATTGGAGTGCTGGATTGATGCTGAGACAATTTAACAAAGTAGGCAAAAAGTTTCGGTTGAACAATTCGGCAGGATTATTAAACTAATTACAAGTAACACCGCAGCCGGACGGTTTCCGGCTTTTCAGATATGGAGCAGACAATGGTAAAAATCAGCGTTACCTCAAAGCTAGACGGCATCAAGTCATGGTCGCTACAGGCAATTGATACTTGCCCGGGTAGTATTGCGTCGCCGGGCGTGCTCGTAGACGCGTGCAAAGGGTGCTACGCCACACAAGGGAATTACAGATATCCGAACGTCAAAGCACCTAGAGCGCACAATCGGGAAGATTGGCACCGCCTGGAATGGGCGGATGACATGGTGCAAGCTTTGCAGAATGAACGATTTTTCCGTTGGTTCGATAGTGGCGATGTGTACGCGCTAGGTTTGGCCGAAAAAATTCTGGAAGTTATGCAGCGTACGCCATGGTGTAAGCATTGGTTGCCGACCCGGATGCATAAGTTTCCCAAGTTTCGCATGGTATTTGATGCAATGCGCGATCTTGATAACGTTAGCGTGCGATTCTCATCCGATAGCGTTACCGGAGAATACATCGAGGGACTACACGGCAGCGTGATCATACCGTCGCCTGATAACGTTAAATCTGGCATGACACTCTGCAAAGCTTACGATCACGGCGGAAAATGTAACGGCTGCAGGGCGTGCTATGACAAGTCAGTCTCCGTTATTGCCTATCCTGCACACGGCCGTGCAATGTCCAAAGTCATCAAAATTAAACTTGCAGCATAAGGGGAAAATTATGATTGTTTTTAATTATGCCAGCAAAAAAGATTTGAAAGCTTCAATCGGTAAACCGTTGCGCTACATCGAGACTTCAATGTTCGCCCCTGAATACAAGGCCGACGGAATGCTAACGGGCGCTAATCGGCCGCATATTACAGGCAAGGGACGCGAATTTTTCGCTAACGTCACAATGGAACACGGACTAATTAAAGGAGTGAAATAATGAAAATCAACGTATACGGTGATCCAGGTCACGCCTGGGCAAAGGTTAAAAAGTCTACCCTAGTTAAGCTTGGCATTGCAGATAAGATTACCACCTACTCTTACATGCGCGGTGATTATGCTTATCTAGAGGAAGATTGCGATTTGTCTACCCTAGTATCTGCCTTGCGTGCGGCTGGCGTGCCTTTTGAGTTCAAAGAGCATGTCGCGCGATTTAAGCAATCGAAAATCCGCGGTTACAGTCATTATAGCGTGAGAGTTTAATATTGCCATGCATCATACGCGGGGATAAAACACCGTGTTTTTCGGCATTTCCCCCCTTGTGTGCAGTGCAACAAAAGGATTAATCATGCAGAAACTACTCGAAACTCTCGCCCACTTAGCTGCTGGGGCCTTGTTCGGTGCGTGGATTCTCTTTGCCTTGTGGGTCAGCCTATGATGGCGCTGATCTCGGCAATCCTGGCGCTGCTAATCGTGATCCTGCGCGGCTAGCAGAAAAACATCAACGAAATCAAAGGGGAGGGCTTCGGCCCTCTCTTTTTTATGCTTAAGTTAGCGGTCACTAACTATATATATGGCTCGGGCAAGGTTCTGCATTCTCTTTTCAGTCTTTAACTTTATCGTTGTCGTTTCTGTTTTCTTGTTTCCTGTTTCGATTACCTAGAATACGTTATAGGCTTTCTTGTCTCTCTCTACTAGGGGAACCATCCTCGGTTCGCAATCCTTTGATCCTAGCTCATTCTGACGCATCCTCGACGCTGTTTAAGTCTGGTCTCTCTTTGTAACTCTTATCATTCCACCACAGCTTGCGTAACTGTGAATCCGTATTAGTTAAACAAATACTTACCTCTAGACACTCTCTTGGGTAGTGGGGTCGATATCCGAGCCGGTAAAAGTAGGCATAGAAGCTCAAGACCTCGTGATATCCACGACTGATATTCCCGTGTCCAGCGGCTAGCAGGATCGCCCGATCAGGTTCGGTGATCCTGCGTTTTAGCCACTTAGAGTCAGGTTTACTGGGCCTTCCTTTAGGCATCCTGGCTCGCGGTTTCAGTTATTAAACTGTAAACAAATACAGTTTTCGGGCCATTTGATTGGATGGTTTTAGGCATTTTTTCCTTTTTTATCTTATTTTTTTTGCCCAAATAATTCAGGATAACGAATATATTGTTCGTTCCAGTCATTTGCTGCAGTTGCTTCGCAGTGTAATTCCCACCCTTCAATGCTTCGATGATCTTCTCGGTCTGCGTCATTTCAATTTATACCTTTTAACAGTGGTTGACCCATAGCGGGTTTTGACGGGCATCATCTCACCTACTATTTGATACCCATCTTTTCTTAAATCATAAATCCTGCTCGCCAGCCTGGTAATCCCGTATTTCTGATACGCCTCCATTGTCGTTATCGGATGTTTCTTCAAATGCCGCAATAGACAGTCTGCTTGGGTCATTTTTGAGATCCTTTAAACG